GGTTCGAGTGCTTGAAACGAGCAACGACGAGCTACAACAAACAATCCGGACTCAAAATGACGGTCTGGAGAAAGCAAAAGAAAAAAACACAATGCAAGACGTGATAATTAACAAATTGAACAATGATTATAATTCACGTATGGCCTGGCAATTACAAGAGGTAGCCGATGAAAACGGAGTCGGAGGGTAACATGACAGATGGACTTGAAAAAAGAATTTTTCCAGGAAGCAGACGAGGCGATAGCTGAGTTTGACTCTGTTTACGAGTTTTTCAAGGTCGCGAAAAGTCACAATGCATATCAAGACGGAGCGCGATATGAGAAATACAAGAAGCAAAACAGAATGCCATCATCTGCAATCATCGCGAAGTTTGTAGGTTTTGTAGAAACCGATCTGCTTTATGAATGTATGAAAGAGTCACTTGATAAAGTAGGCCCAGGACGGTCTAGCGAGGACCTGGTGGAACGATTCTACAGAGATAATCATAATTATAAACGGAATGAAGAACGCAAGCGAGAGCGTCGTTTAAAGCGTAAATTGGAAGCGTTAGATTTAATCTTAAAAATGGAAGGGTGGGATTGAATGCTTTTTGGTGAAGTGCTAAAAAATAAGACAAAGGAGAATGCAGACAATACGCTCAAGAACTACCGCGTACTGTTAAGAATTGCTGGGGAGGAATACAGCCCGAAAGTCACAGCAACTTACTCCCTGGAACCAAAGAGCGCGCCCAGTTCACCAAGCCGGCAAACTGAGCAGATGGTGATTAGACGGGTAAGCGCACAGCAAGAGCTGGAACTTATGGCATCAGCTATTAACAGGCTGTCTGATCTCAATCTATCGCAGATTTTGATTGAGCGATATTGCCGAGTGAGATTTAGACAAGACAAGGCTATTTATCCAAGTCTAGGATATTCGGAAAGTGAATACTATAGATTGCTTGATCGGGCATTATTAGAGTTCGCGGAGGCTTATAAGGCTGGGGAATTGCTAGAGTATAGATTTCTGGGAGATAATTGAAAGAAACTTGACAGTAAAAGCGCTGTATTAGGTGGTATTATAGTATTATCCAATGAAGTAGGAAGGACCTGCGCCATTTGGTTGTCTCCTTATAGTAGGTTGCTGGGTAACTCAACGGTAGAGTGGCGGACTTTTCACCCGTATAATGTAGGTTCGATTCCTGCCCCGGCTATATAGATAGGCTAACTCCCAAAGCCTATCTTTTTTATTTTGTCCGAAAGGAGTGATGAAAAATTGCTAAACTATCATTAAAACAGCAGACATTTTGTGATGAGTACATCATTTCTGGAAATGCTACTCAGTCAGCGATTAAGGCTGGATATAGTAAAAAGACAGCTAGAAGCCAAGGACAGCGCTTGCTGACAAAAGCTGACATTTCAGAATATATCCAAAAACGCATGGAAGAGTTGCAGGATGAAAAGATCTTGACCCAAAAGCAGATCCTTGTCATGCTCTCAGAAATAGCATCTGGAAAAGCGATGGAAACGATAGTTGTTACAACAAAAATAGCTGAATTG